ACTACGTTCTGCCGGGCGATGCTGGCCTCGACACTATCCAGCCGGTTCAAGCGGGCGGCGATCGCACGCTTGGTTGCCGTTTGTCCTGGGGCGTAATCCCAGCCTGGTTGCACGCCATTTGGCACTGTCTCGACTTCGCCGGTGGTGCTATCGACGTGCTCATAGGTGCCATCATTCGGTGCTGTGTCCGGGCCGTCTTTGCCCAGGCGGCGCAGGCCGCGTTCGTTGAGCGTTTCCACACCGCAGTTACAGCCAAAGCCGTTGGGCGCGAAGTGGGTTTGCCACCATGGGTGATCGTGACGCAGAACCAGGTTGTTCCAGCGCTGGTGCTGCTTGCGTGGGTTCTCGATCGTGTTGTGTACGTAACGCCAGTAAGGGCGCAAGCGCACCACATCCGGGTCGGTCATCTGCTGCCACCGGCCAGCGGCGTAGGATGTATCCAGGTTGGTCTGATAGATAAGACGGGTACGCCAGGCGCGACCCGCTTTGGTGTCTTCCCCTGTCCAGCCGGTCCACCCACGTTTCGATACGATCTCATTGAACTGGCGGCGAAACTCGCCAATGCTCTGGCCATTGCTGATCGCATCGTCGACAGCGCCGCGAAGATCCGCGAGCAGGTCGGCTTTGGTGGCACCGGCCACGACAAAGGCCGCGTCGTTTTGGTCGCGGGTGATTTGCCCAGAGCGGGTGGTGGGCAGGTTCAGCTTATTACGGAAGAACGTCACCTGTTCAGGAAAAGGCCGGCGGAACTCTGCACTAATCGGCATTGCCGGTTTCCTCATCGACCGTTGCACGGCCTGCCAGATCGGCAGCTTCAAAGGCGATGGCCATCACATCGGCCAGCTCGGTTTCGTCCAGGTCATCAAAGGCGTTGGTGATCAGCTCTTGCAGCTGCTCTAGGCTTTCGGCTTGTTCTACCAGCTGCTGCACCTGGTTAATCCAGGCGTCTACGACCGGCTGCGCTTGGTTGTCTAGCTGCTCTAGGGAGGCGTCGCGGTAATAGCTGGGCTGGCCCGGTTGTGTGGGTGCCTGGCGTAGTGCGGCTAGCGGTAGTTTAGATGCTGGCAGGCGTAGGGCCTCAAATGGGCTTGGCGCTGCCTTTGGCATAAGCACCTCTTCGCCTTCCTGGGCTTTGGGGATGCCAGATTTCTCATGGAACCACCAACTGGGGATCTTCGCGCCCATGTCCACGAAGGTAGGCAAGCTCTTGGAGAGGCGTTCAAGATCCTCCGTTTCGCCTGTATCTAGATAGAACCTTGGAGCGCGCTGGGGCTTATCGATACCGTAGTTAAGCGCCGCCATGGGCCATAACATGCCTTTTCGGACACTGCTCGCGTACTGGCGCACGTCGGAACGAATCAGGCTGGTTTGCCCGCGCTCGTGAACATTGCCCAGAGCGTTGGTGTTGGTGCCTTCGCCGGTACCGCTGGTGAGCGTACCGCCTAGAATGGCTTTGGCCTTAGCGCGCTCGCACCAGTCCATCATCGTTTTGTAGATATCGGCTGAAGCGCCTTTGCCTGCCGCCTCGGTAAAGTCGATGGCCATTCCTTCCGGGATAATGCCAGCGGCATTCTGGCCAAGCGTGACCACGGCACGTAGCAGGGTGGCTTTCTCTTTTTCAGTGGCGTTCTTCGGGTACTTACCGATGCGGGCCGGTAGGCCGTAGATTTCGAGCAGCTGCGCCAAGTCGCCCAGCGCGTAGTTCTGGAACAGGTAGGGCCAAGCGAGCATGCGGTGCAAGCCCATGCGGGCTACGTAGCCACTCTTTGCGCGGTGGCGGTGCTGCACCCATCCCAGGGGCCACAGCTCGTCACCAGTGGCGCTATGGTCACGTAGGGTGATGCAGTTCTGGTCGTCTGGATGCAAGCGGAACCAACTGTGTGGTCTTAGCGTGGGCTGTTCGATGTAACGCAGTGCGCCGTCACGCTGCCACGATAACTCCAGGTTGGCCCAGCCGTGGCCGATGCCGGTACCCAAGTCTAGTATCAGGTCTTCAACTTCCAGCGCGCTGAACACATCAATGGCGTGTTCGGTGGCGCGCTTCTCTTGGGCGGTGGCGTTATCCGGCGGCACGATCTGCCACTCCAGCTCTGCTGCTAGCTGGCGGCGCTTGCCCAGGTCGGCACCGATCTGCGCATCCTTTTCTTCCATGTCATCGAACAGCTCGCTTTGAGCCTTGAGATCACCTTGCTCGGCGGCTTCAAGGATCTGATACAGGCGCGCAGGCGTTAGCCCTTTCGTGGGGTGCTCGGCGAACTCGCGCTTCAGCTGCCCGATGCGGGCGTCGTTGGTTTGCTGTTCTTTCAGGGCTGGCGCACTGGCCTTGACCAGGTTGCGCCGATACTTCGCAGTGGGGCTTACCATGCGCCGCCTCCTATTCCAAAGCTGGTGTGTTCAATGTCGTCGCTGTCGTTGTCCTGGTTAGGAACACCAGGCAGGGGCGCGGGGGTGAATTCAATCGAGGTGATGTCCATCAGGCTAGCGTAGTAGGCCATGGCCAACGCGATGGCGGCATCGCCGTGGCGGTCTTTGCTGTTGCCGGTTTTAGCATCGGGCAGCTTGGGCACGCCCTTGATCACCTGCAGGGCGCGTAGGTCGTCGACCACGTTGCTGTCGCGGGGAAGGCTAATCAGCTCGTCTTCAAACGCGGATTTGAAGGGCGGCATGTTGTTCAGGTACCAGCTCTGCGAAAGCATGACCACTTCGACAATGCTGCCGTAGCGCTCAGCTGCCTGCTCGGCTAAGTACTGGCCGTTACCCCGGCCATCCAGCGCGCCGCCTTGAAGTCGCGGAAGGCGATCGGCAATAAAGAACAGCACTTGCTCTTGCTGCTTGAACGGCACGTTGCGCAGCTCGACCAGGAACGGCACCTGGCGCACTAGCTGCTGGGTGATGGCCATGGGGGCAATCACGGTTAAATCCCCGCTGCGGCCAAAGTCTTCGCCAAAGCAGTGAGCCAACTTGGGGTCGAGTTTTTCCAGTAGTGGCAGCAGGTGTTCAATACACCAGGCGTTGATCTCTAATGCCCGGTAGTGCTCGGGTACCGCGTTGAATTCTGCGCTGCCTTCAAAGCGAATCACAGGCGCATCGACCATGCGGGCTTCGATCATTGCGCGGGACAGGTAGGCACCACCGCCCGCTTTGGGCACGCAGTAGTACTCCTCTAAGGCGTCTTCCCGCGTGGCGGTGTCCTTGAGCAGGTTGGCCTTCCATTCTTCCTCTGCCTCTAGCGTCCAGATCTTACCGCGCACTTGGCAAATACGCTGGTACAGCCCTTGTTCGCAGGCGTCGTCTAGCGTGATGCGGTGAACGCTGTAGCGTTTCTTTTTCGCTCGGCTGTCTTGGATCAGCTCATTGAAAACGTTTTCAACGCCGTTGTGTGTGCTGATCAGGCGCACCTTGGCGCCCCACATGGTGAGGGCTAGCGCGGCTTTGAGTACTTCAGCGAGCTGGTCATGAAACGCGGCTTCGTCAATCGTGACGTTTCCCTGTCGGCCACGCATGTTGCTGGGACGCGAGCTAAGCGCCTGGATCTTGAAGCCGCTAGCAAAGTGGATATTGAAAGTGAGGATGTCTTTATCCTCATCCTGGTATAGCTCTTCCTGGATGTGCGAGGCGGCGCGGTTGAACGCCTTGGCCCACATGGCGCAAGCATCGATAAACTCGATGGCCATGTCCTTGTTGCTGCCCACATAGAAGTGGTTGGTACCACCGGCAGCTTTGGCACTGCTGGCCGTTAGCACGCCGTCTGCCGCTTCGCCCCAGGTCAAGCCGGTACGGCGGCTTTTCTCAGCGATCTTGAGATCGGAGGTGTCTTCGATCCATGCCTTTTGGTAAGGCAGCAGAACGGATTCAGGTAGCGCAGCGCTCATTAGGCAATCCCCAGTATGTCGCGCTTGATTGAGTCGATCGCTTCGCGGCTCATGCCTTGTGTGGCCATGCTGGTTTCGGCTTTTTCTGCTGCCTCTTTGGCGACTTCCACCCGCAATTCTTTGGCCCACTTTTTCTGGCTAAGCGAAACGCGGCCAATATCCGCCAGGGCTTTGGTCACGCTGGAAAGGTGCTTAGCCGCAACGTCGGGTTCATGCTCGGCTTTACGCATCGCAATGGAGATACGCAGCAACTGGTCTTGCACGATCCTGGCGGTTGCGTCGATCAAGTGGCCGCTTTCGTCTTCGCCTTCGCTGGCCATGGCACGGGCTAGCTCGGTGGTTTTACGCACGTCGCCCATCGCCTCTTCGAACTCTTCCTCCAAGTCCTGGCCATAGCGATGTACTGAGCTTTTGGAAACGTTATAGCCGCGCTCCTTTAGCCAACCGGCTAACGCTTCGTACCCTTGAAAGCCACTGCTTACGAGCTTCTCGTTTAGCTCTTCGCGCACTTCCTGGGGTAGGTCGAATACCTTATTGCGAGGCGGCATGGTTAAAGCCCTGGGCGTGGTTTAGATACGCCAGGCACGTTAGCAAGGCCTTCGGCACAGTCAGCACCGCGTGAGGTTAATGTTGCCACCCAGCCCACACGCGGCTGCTGGGTAATCACCAGGCCTTGCTCTTCAAGCCATGCGAGATCACCGTGCAGCTTGTCTCTGCTGATGTTGTGCGCATATGCACCTTTTAGCTCATCGTTCAACGAGTACTCGTTGGTAGTGAACTGGTTGCGGCGCGAGAGAATCCGCAGAATGACCAGGCGGCGACCTTCAGTTTCGAAGTCTTGAAAACTCTGGCTCATTAGTGACCTCCACGCGGCTGGTTATTCATTAAGTAGTCATCCATGCGGTTCACCTGGCGCGCCATGGCTTTTTGACTGGCACTGATTTCAGCTAGCAGCAGATTGGTTTGGGTCATCTGCTCTTGCAGCTTGGCCAGGTCTTCGTGATTTGGCAGGCGCTCCATTTTGTGCTCCAGGTTCACCACCTTTTTCTCAACGCCATCGATGCGTTCATGGGTGCCTTTAATCGCGGTTTGGCTGGCTCGGTGCTTATTGAGCCAGTAAACGTACACCGCCATGAGGGCTGTCAGTGCTGCCTGCATTACGTCAAATAGCACCTTGGCGGCTGACCAGTTGATGATTTCCATTTCGTACCCTTACTCGTTTTCTTCGTCGTCTTCGGCGCTTTGCGCGCACTTATCGGCGTGTTCACGCACGCGGGACAGCTTGAGCCAACCCCGCGTTGCCCAGT